GATTTTGATTTCAAACAATCGGATAACGAGTTTTTGTATACATGCTCTATCATGTTTCCGTTTAAAGTTAGAATTAGTGCGAATACAGTTTCTATCATTTTTTATAATTATCCAATGTTATTATATCAGGATTTTCCTTCATATACTGTTCTTTTAATACTGTCCAGTAACTTACTTTTGGATCAAAATCCCTTTCACCAAAAGAGGATGCAGACATAACTCCTAGCTTCATACACGCATTAATTAATTCAGCAAACTCTGCAGGAGGCGGACTAATTCGTGGGACTCTTTTACATTCTTTTACTAATTCTAATTGTATTTTTAATTTTTGTTTTTTTCTTTGGTCCTTTACAAACTCTTCGTCACATACATCACCAATAGACTTCCTAAATCTCCAACCTAATACTTGATTTTGTGATTCGGCACTAGAACCAGATTTATATTCGTTTTGTCTAACTTCTGTATAAGCTTCCCAGCTACCTTGATCACACGTATTTGTGCCATCATTTAAATATTCATTACGAGCTTCTGCATTTACAGTAGCAATAATCCCTACTAAAATACTAGCGATTAAGATCCTTAATATCATATGCATGCTCCCTAACTTGATCAGCTAATTGTCTATATAAATTTTCAGCCATCTCCCATGTTGCTTCTGCTGCTGAAAGTCTTGTGGCTGTGTCTGTTAACTTATCCTCTGCTACTTTTAAATCTCTTTTAATATTTACTAAAACTTGTTTGTTTGCTTCTATGGTGTCTGTAAGATTTATAACATACCTAACAGATGTAAATGTTCCGGCTAGTATTGCTGCTACTACGGGCACAATAACTATATTTTTCTTTACCCATTCAAATTTAGATAACTTAATTTTCTTTTGTTTTTTCATTATTGATGACTTCCGTTCCTGATTAGTTTTTCTACGTCTTCAGTTAATTTCTCTGTTCTTTTCTTTAAAAATTCTATGTTAACTGCATTGTTTCTCATGCCCTTAATTTCTTCTTCTACATCTTCTAGTAAACCACTAACGTGCTCTACAATCATAAATAGTTCTGCTTCTCCAGCTGATTGACCTAACTCACCTCTTGGATATTTAATTCTAAACTCTGTGTTTTGTTCTAAATCTTTTTGCATCAACTCTATTTTTGTAGAGTGTTGGTTGAGCGTTTCATGCAGGCCAAAATAAGCCCAGGTCCCGATGGCAACCATCGTGATCAAACTAGCAACCGTCTTCATCGGCATTTGTACGGCAGCGGACTCAGAAATTTTTAGGGCCATAAACTACCTGTTGAATCTAGACACGATCCAGTTCCAGCCAGCTTTTATTTTGTCCCAAACTTTGCAACAAACTGCTTTACATTTTTCAATCATGTTTCTTCTCCTCAATTTCGTAAAAGAAGTTATCCGTATCTTCGGTCTTCCATTTACTTGTGTTTTCTACATTCCATTCAGATGTTTGCACTTTCCAATCAGGCACATTATCTTTTACAGTGAATGAAGGTATATCCCAAATACATCTGTTGTTAGGTTGTGCTGCATAGTTCCCGTCGTCTAGAGCTATGATGTGAGCGCATTTATGCTCGTGCGGTATCTCTGAATGATCCGTATCCAGTATATTAGGCTCTGGGTGAGCAAAGTCAACAGTGAATAAATATTTGCCTGGATGCCATTTTTTATCTTTACCTATGTATTTACCGGCTTGTGCTTCTAAAATGTCCCAAGAATGAACAGAAGGATAATAACTAAAACAGTTCCATAACTGTAGCTCATCAAGTCTACGTTTAGGAACGTCTTCTGGCTTAAAACCTCTTTGAATGAAAGCAGTAATCGGTAAACGGTAGAAGATCGCACCATTTTCCATAATGGCATGAAACAAAAGCGACTTACCTGTAATAGAGGAGATACCAAAAATGATACAATCTTCGACTTCGCCATGATGTTTTTTAAGATCATAAAGATACTCTCTCCTGATTTGTGCATACTCCACTGGTATATTTGCATTTAGATACGCCATAATAAAACCTCATTTGATACTGCCCCAGTTATCCCCTTCTTCATAGTCTACTTTATTAGGAACTTCAAGTGTGACCGTTGACTCCATTATCTCTTTAATTTTTTCAGCTTCTTTTTTATTCTGCACAGATATATCTAGTTCATCGTGAACTTGTAGATGTGGTAGTATGCCTTCAGCGTGTAAATCTATCATAGCTTTCTTCGTCATGTCTGCTGCAGATCCTTGTATTAATCTATTCAAAGCTTTGTATGTGTATGCTCTTCTGATCCCTGGTCCGTGTTCCGACAGCGCTGCATCATGAGGCAATGGTTTGTGGATACCGAACTGATTCGGTTCCCATAGATGAAACCTACATAGTCTACCCAGAAGCGTTCTAACTTTACCACGTTGTTGTGCTCTACTCATCACCGCATCCATGAGCTGTTTAACAAAAGGCACCTTGCTATGATATTGTTTAAATAAATCCTCTGCTTGTAATTTGTTTATACCAAGCTCTGCTTGTAATTTATTTTTACCCATACCGTAAAACAAACCAAGATTAATTGTTTTAGCCTGAAATCTACCAATGTCGGCCATATCTGCTACAATCTGATGGAAGTCTGCATTTTCATTTTTGTATGCCTCTACTACATCCTCTACAGAATAAAATCCTTGCAGTGCAGCGTAGTGCACAACAAGACGTGGTTCTTGTTGGTTGTAATCAAAGCAGCCCCACTTACATCCTTCCTCAGGTATAAACAACGATCTTATCCGTGGTCCAAGATCTTTGTTCCTTGCAGGTATTTGCTGTAAGTTTGGATTGTTCATACTAAATCTACCTGTTACCGTACCACCACTGTCGCCACGTAACTGGTTTATCTCTGCATGTATTCTACCATTGGCTGAATATTTTAATATAGTATCAATAAAAGTTGTGTGAGCTTTATTAATCTCTCTTGCTTTTGCTATGGCTTGCACAATTTGATGAGGGTGATTCGCTAAAAAGTTTTTTGTAAAACTAGGAGCCCCTGTTTTTACAGTTCGTTCGTATGGTAAACCAAGCTTATCAAACACCTTCGCAATAGATCTTGCAGCCCAAATTTGTACTTCTTGTTTGGTTTCAGAATAGATGGCACCTAGTAATCTATTCTCTTCTTCAACCATGTTTTGTTTTTCTCTAGCTGCTCTATCTTTGTCTACACGAACACCTAAGAATCTCATGTCAACAAGAACAGGAAACAATTTTGTTTCCATATTAAATATATCTTCAATGTCTTGATGTAATATTTCTTTTTTAAATTCTTGCCACAACTCCAGTGTGAGTTGGGCGTCACGCTCCGCGTAAGCTCCAACGTACATAGCTGGTAGTTTATACATTTCTGCTTTTGGATCTACACCCCAAGACTTTGCTGTTTCTTGTAATACACTTTCATCTTTACCTTTACCTAAATAATCTCTAGACAAACCATTTAAATCATATCTAAATCTATTTTCATCTACTAGTGATGCAGCTATCATGGTATCTACAATTTGTCCTTTTACATTTATACCAAGAGCTCTTAACCAACAGATATCATACATTGCGTTGTGAAATATCTTAATCGAATCAGTGTTCATCTGGTCTTGTAACCATTTTAAAACCATCTTACGATCCATGTTACCACCACCTTCATGTGCAATAGGATAGTATGCACACCAATCGTGTGTGGCTAATGATATACCAACCACATCACCTACACCTACAACAGAACCAGATCCCATTCTTTCGTTTAGGTTTGGATCTTTTGTTTCTAAGTCTACAGCTATCTCATCGTATTTACCTAGATCAGGAAAGTCTGTTGGTGGTATCCACTCTGTTTGTGGTTTAAATATCATTTTCATGTTTACATTCTCCTGCTATTGCCATGTATGCAGCTGCATCGACATAGGTATCTGATGTTGGTTGACCAAACTTTGTTCTAGCTACTTTTAACAACGCCATCATGACAGCAGCATCGTGTGCCGTAATCTCTTTGTCTAAATACGCTGTCCATAGTTTTGCTATGTTTGCGTGATTTATT